TTCCGACCCGTCTTGCGGCATGCAGACCAACACAACCGGCTGCCCCACGTCCGGCGGGTCGCCGATCGGGCGCCAATCGTCGGCGGTCATGCGTAATCCTTGCCGAGCCGCCCCGTCGCCCTGAGCGCATTGTGCCATTCGCGCCTCGCGCGATCGAAGGCGCGCTTGATCTCGGGGAAGTAAACGTCGACGTTACGTTCGCCGACCTCGGCGATCTTCGCCTTGAATTCCGCCATAACGACGTTTAGCTTGCGAAGGGCTTTCTCCGCTGCGATCATTAGGATGTCCTCACCGATTTGAACCTGACGCTCTCGGCCTTCCAGAGGGCCGACATAAACTGCTCGAAGTCCTGGTCGTCGGAATCAAAGCGACATTCGAAGGCGAAGGCGAAGGTCGCCGAAATCGCGACGCCGGAACCCGGCGCAGAGGCGAACACCAGGGAGTTGGGCGTCGAAACCGACCACCCCGACGCTTGGTTGACGCCATTGAGGTAGACATTCGACACGGATGTCACCCAGCCGACCGGCTCGGAAAACGCGCCCATGTAGCGGATGAAGGTGAAAGTCGTGGTCGAGCCGTCGCCGGGGGCGATGGCGCCGTTGATGACGGCGGAATCAGTCGGGTCGTCGTAAAGAAAGGTGCCATATTGCCCCTGGCACTCAAGAAAGAAGCCCATGAGGGCCTGCAACGAGTTGGCGCCGGCGCCGGGATAGGTGTTGGCCGTCGAATCCATGGCATCGAACGTCAGCTCGAATTGCCAGATCGGATTTTGATACAGCGGGTCGCGAACCTCTCGCCCCGATGCATGGCTCGCGACGATGGTCGAAAACACCGGCTTCTTGTGCACGCTCCAGCCGAGGCCGGCGAGCGTCGGGAAGGACGGCGGCGTTGTCACGGCCGAACCGTCATGAGCCGCAAGGTTCGGAACTCGAACAGCATCGACATGAATTCCTCGAAGTCCTGGACGTCGTTGGCGAAGCGGCAGAGCCAGAGGACGCCAAAATCGGCCGTGATCGCGACACCCGAGGCTGGCGCCGTCGTGAACGTGATCGCCGGCAGATAGTCCGCGCTCGCGCTCCATCCGCTACTCTGCGCCACGCCGTTGAGATAGACGGCGGACACGCCGGGCGTCCCGTAGACGGGACTGGAATAGCCCCCGATCGAGGCCACGAGCGGAAAGCTCGTCGTTGAGTCATCGCCGATTCCGATCGCCTGGCCGGCGACGGCGCTCAGGCCCGGCGGCGCGATCCAGAACGGCTCATTTTCGCCGGTGTTCTCCTCGAAAAAGCCGGCGATCGTCTGCAGTTCCGAATAGGCCGGATCGGCGCGCAAAACTTCATATGTCAGCTCGATATCAAAATAGGGCTTTGCGAACCGCTGCGTTCGCGTCTCGCGCCCCGAAACGTGTCCGGCGACCAGCGTCGAGAACTTCGGCTTGATGTAAACCGACCACGCCAGCGTCGCCAGGCTTGGAAAGGTGGGGTAGGAGCCCGCCGTCGGCGGCGGGCTAGGCGTGGCCGGCGGCAACGTGTCCCGAATGCCGTTCGTCCAGAAGCCCTGCTCCCAATTCCCGGTATCGCCCCATGCCGAGTTGTTGTCAGGAAACGTCGGAAAGGGCCGCGCATCCCAATTCCAGACGCAGCAGAACGTCCAGTTGAGCATCGGCAGGCCGCCGACTGTCTCATTGTTGGCGTCGACATTCCAGTATTCGTAGACCGCCACCAAGGCCATCGCCTGGATGGTGTCGTCACGGCGCGGCAGGTAGCCCAGGTTGTTGGCCGGATCCCAGATCGACCAGAAGGCGGTTGCGCTCTCCGTGCTCTTGGCGTCATAGAACACGTTCGGCTGGTTCGTCGCCTTGTCGCAGGCGGCGAAGCCATATTCGAGCGTGATGATCGATTTCGAGTTCGGAACCCACTGCGTCTGCGGGCCATTTGGAACCCAAGCGCCGCCGCTCGCTGGCGTCGCATAGACGGCGTAGTGAAGGTTGTTCCACCACCAGCGCAGTTGCTTGTTGGCGAGGATTTCCTGATTTGCGTAATAGGGATTCCGCGCCTGCGCCAGCCGATCGCCGGCGGGCAGCGTTACCTGGAGGTCGGAGCCGTTCGGATCGAGGCCGTAGGCCGCATGGGCGCCGGCGCCTCCGTCGTTATAGTACCAGTTGAAATACTGGCCGCCCTCGATCCCCGCCTTGAGATAGGGCGTCGAATAGATCGTTGGCGGCCCGGTGAAACCCAAGCCGCTCAGCGACCCGGACTGCGGCGGCCACGCGCCGGTGTAGGCCGGCGTCAGCCATTCATCGCCGTCGAGGCCGCCGTTGGTCGCGGTCGTCCAGTCAGTCAGCGGCAGGTAATTGTCGAAGGATACGAAGTCGATACTTGGGTTCGCCCGCAATTGATCGAGATGCGGCCATTGGCCATTCTCGCCCGGATGTTGCCAGCCCATCCAGCTCGACCAATCGGATGAATAGGTGACGAGGTTTTCGAAGGTCGAGAGGTCTTTCGTGTAGCCGGCGGCGTCGAAGGTCGAGCGCACGTCATTCGCCAGCGCGTTGAGCGCCGCGACCATCGGATAGTCCCAAATCGCGTTGCCGGAGCCGTCAGTCTGGCCCGCCTGGGTCCAGTTCGGCCCGCGAAGGATTTCAAGCCCGCGGAGCTCCGAACCGATGACGAACAGGTTGACGCCGCCGGCGACGATGCAAAGATTCGCGTAGTGCAGGACCATCCGGCGATAGGTGTAATCAAGCAGCGGGCCGCCATAGGCGACGGTCAGATTGACCGTATCGCGCACAAAATCCGAGGTCGTCGCGCCGCCCATGAACGTGTTGACATCGTTCGTCGCCAGTTGCGAGATGTCGTTCGGCGACGTAATGCGCCCGCGCCAGGGAAAGCCCTCACCCGTTCCGAGCAAGAACGGGTAGAATACGACTTTGAAACCGCGGGTCTTTAAATCGCGAATGCAGCGAACGATCGATGGATCGCTCGGCGTCCCGCCATAGACGAAGCCAGGCTCCCCAAGCGCGTTCGGGATCTCGGGGATCGGAATCAGGCCCGGATAGCTTTGCTCCGTCAGGCTCGACACCATCCAGTGCACCGGCAGGAAGCCGGAGCCCGTATTCTGCTGAAACTCCCCCAAGATGAAATTCGTCGAGGGATAGATTTGGCAGGTCGAGGCGTCTTCCGAGTTGAAGAACCAGGCGACAACGACGGAGATCGTCGTGCATTCGGGATGCTGCGCCTGAAGCTGCTCGATCGAGTTGGTGTAATCGGTGACGTTGGCGGCGAGGCTCGGGTTCGAGAAGGTGTTCTGGACCGTAAGGTTGTCGAGGCCGCTCGGTCCGCGCTGCGCGCCGACGGCGGGATAGATGTCGTAGGCGAATTCGCCGGTCGAGGGCAGAAGATGCACGCCAATGAGGTTGACAGACGTCATTAGCCGCGCAAGCGCTTGAGCCCCAGCGCGGCGCCGTGCCGCACCGCTTCGTCGAGCGCCTTCGCCATGCCCGGGCCGTTGCTGCGCATCCAGGACGAGACCGACGCGCCGTCGAGCGCCGAGACGTTGAAGTTCGTGGTCGGATGAATGGCGACCGACGCGCCGGGCGAAGCGCCGCTCGCCGACGCGGTGAGAAGCGAGCGAAAGGCGCCCGCTTCCGCCTGCGGCATGATGAGCTCGTTGTGATGGACCAGGGTCAGCATGTCCTGCGGCGCCTGCCACATGCCGATGTCGGCCGAGGCGACGGCGCCCGCCATGCCGGCGACCGTGGCTTGGGCTGCCGCGGCCGGACCCGCTGCGAACGGGCCCATGAGCGGGGAAAGAAAACCGAAAACGCCGGCGAATGTCTCCGCGGCCGAAGAGAGGATCGATCGGACCATCGCCGCGCCCTGCGCGCCCATCGAGGCCGCGGCGCCGGCGTCCTCTGCGCTCGCTCGCGCGGCGACGCCTGTTGCCGTCGCGGCGGTCTTCATCGCTTCCGCCAGGACGTCATGCTCGACCGTGGTTTCGCACCACTCGATGAATTTGATCAGCAAGTCGTCGAGCACGCTCTTGAACGCCGCATGCCAGTTCTCCGTGCCCGATAGCAGTCCGCGCAATTGCGAATTGAAAGCCCCCATGATCGAATTGGCGAACGACTGATAGTCGCGCTCCTGCTCCTGCAATGCCGAGCGGGTCAACGCCGTAGTCTCATCGTCGCGGCGGCGGGTCGCCTCGATGATCATGTCGTCGGTGCGCTGCTTGACCGCCAGCGACTGTTCGCCGAGCGCCTCCCGCTTTTGCAGCGCGGCGAGTTCGGCGGCGTATTCCTCGTCCAGTGCAGCTTGCGAAAGCGCCAGCTTCTGCTGCTGGGTGATCTCGTAGAACCGCGCCTCCTCCCCATAGAGCGCGAGCTTCTGCTTCAGCGCGTCGGCGAGGATCCTCAATTCTTCCGAGGTCGCGAGCTGCGCCGCCCTCGTAGCGTCGGCATACGCCTCGTCGTCGCCGGCCCGCATCGCCGCGGCGGCGCGAACGCTGTCGGCGGCGAATGACTGTTCCAGCGATTGGGTTGCGGCCAGCGCGTCGTGGTAGGACTGCAGGCGATCGGGGCTGAAGGCTTGGGACGAAGCGTTGGCGAACGAGGCCAGTTGGCCGTTGATTTCGCCGAACGGCGCCGAAAAGCTCTGCAACGCGTCCTTCGCCTCGGCGACTCCGGAGACGAAGTCGGCGATCGAAGCGCTGAAGCTGACGGAGACATTGGCGTCGGCCATGGCTGGTCCTTGACCTTGCGCGCGCTGCGTTAGAGCGCGCCGCTCGGGAATGCCGCTTTCAGTTCCGCGACCGTCGGCTGGCGCGGTGGGGCAGCGTCGTCTGGTGCACGATACTTGAGCGCGGCGGCCGCGAGCCAATGGATGGGCGGGTTGCGGCGCCACTCGGCCCTGAGCGCCAGAAAGCGCGGGATGGTCAGTTGATCGAGCGCCTGGTCCCAGCTCCAGCCGGTATTGGAGACGACCTGGGCGATCAGGGCGTCGAAATCGACTTTCCCATAGGTCGCGACGCCTCCGGCGTCGCTGGCGCAGGCTGAGCTTGATCCTCAATTCTGCCCGGGCGAAGCCCCGCCGCCTTGGCGACCGCGGGGAAAGCCTGGATCAGCTCGCCGACCGAAAACGGCAGGTCGAGGAAGTTGGCGAACGAAAGTTCGGGCTCGACGAAAGAGACCGCCCGCCACGTCGCTTCGGCGAGGCGATCGAGTTCGGCCTCGCTGAGCCGCGCGACCGAGTCTCCCGACATCGAGGGGCCGCCGGCGGCGACATAGACGTCGAACAGCGCCGGCTGGATCGCCTTGATAGCGCGAAACGGCAGGTGCGGAACCGACCACGTCTTTCCGCCGAGCGATACGGCGAACGCCTCGTCACTCATGCCGCATCTCCGAAGTTGAACTGACACACCTGACCGGCCGCGTTGGCAAAGCATTGGAAGTCGAATTCGGGGATCAGGAAGTCCTCGATCTTGGTGCCGAATGACAGCTTCTCGGCGACGCAATTGTAGAGCAGCACGGAGAACTGCTTGCCGGTGGTCGGATCGGAAGCGAACAGGTTGGCCGAGAAGGTGACTGAGGGGCCGATCAGCGCGGAGGAGACGGCGATGCTCTCGCCGCTCGCGACGACCGTGTAGGTGTAGGAGATCAGCACCGCGGCGCCGGCGTCGCCGGACGAGAAGGTGTAGACGCCCGCTGACACCGAATATTGTCCTGTCGTCGGGCTCGAGGCGACCTGCTTCAGCGGCAGCGAGGAACTCGCATAGACGACGCCCTGATCGGCCACGAAGGTCGCGTGATTGATCGTGGAATAGGTGTACGGCGAGGATGAGGGAACGGTCGTCGTCTCACCGAACTGGGTCTGCGCGCCGCCAACGCTCGGCGTGAGGCCGAAGAAAAGCGAGCCCAGCGCCTGACCCGAGACGCGCGCCATCTTGGCTTTGCCGCTCATCTTCCTGGTGCCGGAGCCGATGGCGACCGGGAAGTTGTACTGCCCATAGAGCGCCTTGGTGGTGGTGGCGAAGTTGAGCGACACTTCCTGCACGAGGCCGAAATTGATCGGGGAACCGCTTGCCGGCGTGCCGATCAGCACGCCCGAGCCGAATACGAACATGACGGTGAACTCCGTTGGAAGATAGGTTTAGGATTGGGTCGTGTCCGACGGCTGAGCGCAATGTCTTGGCGTGACGGCCGTTCAGCGGAATCAGAGATGGCGCGACCTCACGGCCCCACCAGCCGCACCGCGACCACCGCAAGCCCATCGCCGTCGAGGTCGCCCGTGTCGCGGACTGGCACGCCCATGATCTTGCAGTCGTGCACGGCGCCGCCCAGCGTCTGGCGGCCGAGGCTCAAGTCGGAGGCGGCGGGCGCGAGCGCGGCGTCGATCGCGTCGAGAGCATTGTTGATGGCGGTCGCGCCCGGCGTCGTCGGGTCGCGGGCGTCGAAATAGAGGAAGAGCTTGGCCTCGAGTGTCCGCTTCGGCGTCGCGGGCGAGGCCCATTGATAGGCTTCCGGCCCGCTTTCGAGCTGGAAGAATGCCGGGCGCAGCGCCGCCGGAACCTCGCTCCAGAGCTTCATCCGGCGCGACGCGATACCCCAAGGGTAGGCTGAGGAAACGGCGGCGAACAGGGCGGAGAAGGCCGCTTCGCGGGTCATGCGCGCTCCCATGCGTCGGCCGCGGCCTCGGCCAGCGCGTCGAGGATGTCGTCACGCATATCATCGAGCGACGAGCGCAGGTAGGACCCTTCGGGGATCAGCGAGCCGGGATGTTCGAGCCTGCGGGCGAAGCGCTGGGCGCCGCCGGCGACGAAGGCGAGCGCCTGAGCTTTGACCGGCAAGATCTCGTGCGCGCTCGTCTTGCCGCCGTATTCCTGGATCGCCGCATATTTCACGTCGCCAGTGGAGTCGACCGAAGCAACAACGCCGTCCGCGTCGGCTGAGATGCTGGCCACGATCGAGTCGCGCAGAGCGCCGGAGCGCAGGTTCAACACCGCGCCGGAGAGCTTGTCATTCTGGACCAGGTCGACGAGCGCCGCCGCGAGCTCGGCCGCCTTGGCGTCGAGCGCGGCCGCCAATGCGGCCGGATAAGCCTCGAGCCGCGCGCTGGCGTCCTCGAGGCCGTCGAGGGTGAGCGCGAACATCAGAGCGAAACCCGCTTATAGGGCTGCAGCATGCCCTGGATAGGCGCCGACATGGCGCTCATGTCATAGGCGATCGTCTCTTGGCCGCCCATCGACTTCGACCTGAGCCCGATGCGCTCGGCGGCGCGAAAGCGCTCCGCTGCCAATTCGAGCGCCGCCTGGGCGATGTCTTGGGGCACATAGCCGTAGGAGATCGAAACCGGTTGCCCGGCATCCGCGGCGGAGAAGCCATAGGCGCCGGCGCTCACCGTATATTGCCCGGCGCCCGGCGAGGCTGCGACCGGCGTCAGCGGCGCGCCGGTCGCAGCATAAGTCACGCCGAGATCCGATCCCCAGGCTCCATAAGGCGAAAACGCCATGAGCTGCGGCGGAGGGGCGGCGGGAACCGTCTGCGCCTCGTTTTGCACCGCATATCCGGCGCTGTAGGACACGACCAGGCTTTGGCGCCCGGGCCGGTATTGATGGCCGAACAAGTCGAGCGCCTGCGGACGGCCCGGCGGAACGCCATCGCCCGGCTCGAGGGCGTAGCCTACCGAGGCCTCGAGGTCAGCGTTCTGGTC